GGGCGCTGCTGGCTTTAGCTCGCTGGCGTTCTATGGTGGTGGCGGTATGGCTGACGTTGTTCTTGATGGTGGCGTTGACGGCGGTTGCCCTGTAAGCACTATGTATTTCCTGAACACGGATTATATCCACTTCCGTCCGCACGCTGACCGGAACTTTGTTCCGATTGGTGGCGAGCGTGAAGCAATCAATCAGGATGCTATGGTCAAGCTGGTTGGCTTTGCTGGTAACATGACACTGAGCAACGCACGCCTGCAAGGCGTTCTGAGCCACACTTAAGGAGAACTAGAAATGACTTTCGTTCCGTTGACCTCGCTTGCTGGTGTACAGCCGATTGCATTGACCGAGACGACCGCTCAACAGGTTTTTCCTGTTGGCACCATCGTTCAGGCTGAAGATGCAACCTATGGCACTGGCGAGTTTATCTATCTTAAGGGCCTAGCTTCTACTGTGGTTGGCTCTTGGGTAACTTACAACGCCGATGACTATTCAACCGCCCTGTTAGCAGCTAATGCTATCGGTCCGGTTGCGGTAGCAATGTCCGCTTGTGTTGCTGACCAATTCGGTTGGTATCAGATTAGCGGTAAGGCTGTCGGCCTTGCGCTTACTGGCTTTGCTGACAACGCAAACGTATACGCTACGGCTACGGCTGGCAGCGTTGACGATGCTGTTGTTGCAGGCGACCGCGTAAAGCTGGCAAAGGGTGCGTCTGCTGTTGGCACGCCTTCGGCTGGTCTGGCTGAGTTTGAAATCCACCGTCCGTTCATGGACGATGGCCTCGCAGCCTAAACTGAATAGGGTGGGGGTGAGTTGCCTCTTGGCAATTTGCCCCTGCCCGTTTAGTATGCGGATATAACCAACCGCAGGAGATAATATGGATTTTAGCTCACCCAAAGTAGTACAACAGGGCAATAACTATCATGTGCAGCATGGCGATGATAGCGGCCTGTTTGTTCAATTTGAGACAAGAGCTATCGAGGATGAGGAAAAGAGCCGCCAAGAAGGCAGGCCAATTTATAAAGATGTAGATTTTGTTATAATTCACGTTGCAGGCGATAGGCTGACCGTAAGAGAGCGCCAAGTTGACCTTGTGGGCAATAACCGTACACCACCTGACCATATCAGGTTTCCGCGCCAATGGGAGGCGTTTAAGGCTCAAAAGCAGCAACCTGTTGAGGGAACGCCAATTACCGAGTGGCCCCCTGTTAGCAAGTCTTTAGCGATGGAGCTAAAGGGTATGCACATTCACACAGTTGAGGCATTGGCCGCTGTTTCCGACCAAAACCTGACTTGGCTTGGCGCTCGTGAACTGCGCGAAAAGGCTAAGGCATGGTTAGAAAAGGCCAAGGCTGGCGGGGATGTTTCACGGCTAGTGGCAGAAAATGAGCAATTAAAGGCTGATATGGCCGCGCTAAAGGCGCAAATGGCCGCGATGGCGGCAGACAAGCCCAAGCGTGGGCGCAAGGCGGAGGCTGACGATGGCGAGGACGTTACTTGAGCTTGCTCAAGACTTTAGCAATGAAGTCGGCCTAACTGAGGTTACTCAGGTGATTGGCGCGACCGATGACTTGACCAAGCAGATAATCGCTTTAGCCAATCGGGAGGGCAAGGAGTTGTCCGAGGCAGCGAATGGCTTTGGCGGCTGGCAGAGCTTGCATACTGAATACACCTTTAACACCGTCAACGGCCAGCCTAATTATAACTTACCCAGCGACCTAAGCTTCTTTCTTGACCGCACGATGTGGGATGGGGCTACTAAATGGGAGCTAATCGGCCCTATCTCGGCACAAGAAAAGCAGCTTTTGCGTTATGCCGTAGTGGCATCTGGCCCGCGTCGCAAGTTTTATATTCGCAACAATCAAATGTATATCGACCCTACGCCAACAGTTGATGGCGATGTTTTGGCTTATGATTATTTCAGCAAAAACTATGTGCTTGACCAAGACGGGGTTACGCGAAAAGACCGATTTACCAATGACAACGACACAATCCTGCTTGACGAAGGCTGCTTCGTTATGGGTTTGAAATGGCGTTTCTTACGCGCCAAAGGCTTAGATTATGCTCAAGAGAAAGCCGATTACGAAACTCAGGTACAGCTTGTCATCGGGCGCGACTGTGGACAGCGTGACCTTAGCCTAGTTGGCGGCACATGGGAAAATAGGTTCTTGGATGAGAACAATATACCAGATACAGGGTATGGCATCTAAATGATGGCCCCCCGCAAGCCTAAGCCGAGCGGACAACGGGTTAGCCGTTCAACCTCAGTGCAAGCTCCTGTTGGCGGTTTAAACGCCAAGGACGCCTACGCGGCTATGAAAGAGACTGATGCGGTTGAGCTTGAAAACTACTTCCCCACCCCTAGCAGCGTTGATGTCCGTAATGGCTATGTAACTCACGCCACTGGCTTTGCGGCTCCGGTTGAGACGCTAGCGGCCTATAAGAGCGCTACAACGTCAAAACTGTTCGCCGCGGCAAGTACGGCTATCTATGATGCCACGGCCAGCGGGGCTATTGGCGCTGCGGTTGTTAGCGGTATGGGCAATGCGCGATGGCAACATATTAACATCGGCACAGCGGGCGGTCATTTTCTGCTCATGGTAAATGGCGCAAATAAAATGCGCATTTACAATGGCGCTACGTGGGACGCTGACGGCGGCGGCACGTTCACAGTGACGGGCGTTGATACAGCGAATTGTATCCATATTAACAACTTTAAGAACCGCGTTTGGCTGATTGAAAAAGACAGTATGCGGGCATGGTATTTGCCTGTTAGCTCTATTGCTGGCGCTGCGGCCAGTCTTGACCTTTCCGGCCTGTTCCGCATGGGCGGCTATCTGATGGCCATGGCCAATTGGACAATTGATAACGCGGCGGGGATTGACGATTACGCGGCTTTTATCACCTCTGAGGGCGAGGTCGCGGTCTACAAGGGCATTGACCCTAGCTCTAGCCTAACTTGGAGCCTTGTTGGCACGTTCAGGATGGGCAAGCCAATCGGGCGGCGCTGCTTTACCAAGGCGGGCGCTGACGTGCTCTTACTGACTACCGATGGCGCTTTCCCACTGTCCAAGGCTATGCTGACAGACAGGGCTATTCAAAGCGTGGCGGCAACCGATAAAATCCGCAATCTGATTAACCGCGACATTATCTCTTATAGCGGTAATTTCGGATGGCAACCGATTATCCACCCAATAGGCCAAAAGCTCATTATAAACGTGCCTACCGCTGAGGGCAGCTTGGCGCGGCAGTATGTCATGAACACAGATAGCAAGGCTTGGACGGTCTTTACAGACTGGAATGCCATGTGTTTTGAGACGCTAGGCGATGCGCTCTATTATGGCGGGGTTAATTCTGTGTGCCAAGCCGATATTGGCAACAGTGATGACGGGGCTAATATCCTTGCCGTATGCCAACAAGCGTTTAGCTATTTTGGTAACGCTGGCCAGCAAAAGCACTTTAAAATGGTCAGGCCCGTTATGTTTTCAGAGGCTTCAATTAGCCCCTCTGTCCGCATGAACGTTGATTATCAGCTTAATAAAACCACAGGTTCCGGCTCCTATTCCGGTGGCGGTGGCGCGGTTTGGGATGTGGCCGATTGGGATACATCGGATTGGGATGCTGGTTTGCAGATTACTCAACGCTGGCTTGGTGTATCCGGCGTGGGCTATTCCGGTGGACTGCGGCTTGTTGTCAGCTCGCGGGGCTTTAGCATTAAATGGCAATCAAGCGATATTGTCTATGAGCTTGGGCAAGTGCTTTGACGCTGGTTTACGGCAATGATATAGAGCTGTGTGAATGGGCTGGCCTTGTTGTTTGCCAAGATAAATCGGCATTCAGCCAGCCAGCTAAGGCCATAGGCATAATTGACAACGGCAAGCTCATTTGCGCGGTTGTTTATAATAACTACAGGCCGAGCAAAATAGGCTCAATAGAAATGTCAATCGCTAGTATTGACAAAAGATGGGCGACGCGGCATAATTTAAGAGCGTTATTCTCATACCCCTTCGCCCAGTTAAATCTGGGGAGAGTTGAGGCGCACTGCCAAGCGCAGGATGAAGGGGTCATTAACTTCTTAACCAGACTTGGATTTGTGCGCGAGGGCTTGCATCGGCAGGCTTATCACGATGGGAGCGACGCGCTGAGTTTCTCGATGCTGCGCCATGAGTGCAGATGGTTAGGGGATAACAATGGGCAAGAAAACGCCAAAAGCTCCGGCAGCGCCAGATCCGACAGTAACCGCGCAGGCGCAAACAGCGTCCAATAAAGAGACAGCTTATTGGAACGCATTACTTAACAACGTCAACCAAGTCACGCCTTACGGCACTCTGACCTATGCCGACAGCTCAGGCGGTGTTTATGACCCCAACAAGCCGCCACAGTTTACCAGCACAATCAATTTAACGCCAGAAGCGCAAAGCATCCTTGACAAGCAAATGCAGTCAGAAAATGCCCTTGCCCAGCTTGGCGTTGACCAGTTAGGCCGTATTCAGAGCGCAGCGAGCACTCCGTTTAGCTTTAGCGGCCTTACTCCTGTATTCGGTGAGGGCGACGCTCTAACTGCACAAACGCGGGCTGAGGAAGCGCTAATGTCGCGGCTTGACCCTCAATTCCAGCGCGATGAGGAAAGCTTACGCACTCGCCTAATCAATCAGGGCATTGGCCAAGGTAGCGAGGCCTATAATCGTGAGTTTGAGCGTTTTAATCAAGCCAAGAACGATGCGCGGATGCAGTCAGTCCTTAGCGGCCAGCAATACGCGAGTGCCTTGCTTGGTGACAGCCTAACCCGCCGCAATCAGGGTATTCAGGAATACACCACGCAACGCAATGCGCCGCTTAACGAGTACAATGCGTTTATGTCTGGCACTCAGGTGGAAAACCCGCAGTTTAGCTCGGCTGGCTATCAGGGCGCTAATCCGGTGGATTATGCCAGCTTGGTTAATCAGAAATATCAGGGCGATTTGGCTAATTATAACGCACAAGTCGCAGGGCGTAACAACATGATGGGCAGCTTGTTTAGCCTTGGTTCGTCATTCCTTGGCGGGCCTGCGGCTGGGAGGTTGTTCTAATTATGAGCTTTGGCGACATCTTTAAGCACCTATCTCCGCTGTATGATGCAGCTACGGGCTTTACTGGCACAGCCGCTCCGATGGCTATGATGGCTCTTGGCGGTAAAATGGGAATGAGTGGCGGCGGTATGCCGCAAATGCCGATGGGTGGCGTGCAGCAACCTAATCCGATGGAAACCGAGCAAGAGCGCCGCAAGCGTATGATGATTGAAGCTTTGATGAGGGGTGGCCTATGAGCATTGCACCACGTCAAGAAGGCACTGTGTTCTTTGACCCGCTAAAGGAAAAAGAGGCAAAGCGCCGTCGCAAGTATGCCGAAACGCTGCAAAGCCAAGCAGCGTCTCCACTTGACACGCAAATGGTCAGCGGCATTGCCGTGCAACGCAACCCGCTAGAGTTTCTGGCCAAGGGTGTGCAAAGTTACATGGGCAACCGAGCCGAGACGCAGGCCGATGAAATTGAGGCGCAACAGGCACGCAAGCGGCAGGAAATGCTGTCACAGGCAATTAGCCAGTTTGGCACTGACCCAATGGCGGCGGCGCAAGGGCTTATGCTTGACCCTGCCACGCAGGATATGGGACTCAAAATTGCGCTTGAGGAACAGCAGCGCCAGCGTGCTGGTAATGGCATTTTTAGCGGCAACAGCATTGACGCGCAGATGGCCAATCAATTAGCACAAGCTGGATATTCGCCAGTTGACATTGCCAAAATGCACTATACTCGCACTATGACGCTGCCCGGTGGCGGTGTTGTTGCTATTGGCCCAGAGGCTCGCGGCCTTGGTGAACCGATGCAGACGCAAGCTCCGTCAAGCGTTCCCCTTACTGGGCAAACTGGACCCGTAATACAGCAAACGGCACCTAACCGCGCTACATCGCTTAACCCGAGCGCCGTTGGCGACCCATTGGCTGACTACGAAAACTTTATAACCGGGTTTGACGGCGGCGTGCCGCAACCTGCAATGTCTAATCAGCAACAGTCTGGTATAAAAGTTCTTGTTCCGCCAACAAGTCAAAATCCTGAAGGCGCAAGGAAGCTTAGTTCAACAGAACAAAAAGAGTTTTACGAGGCGCAAGATTTAGTTAATACAGCCCCGAATTTGCTAGCTGCTCTTGATGAAGCTTTGTCGCTTAACAACCAAGCTTATTCTGGTGCTACAGCTAATGAACGTGCTTGGCTAGCCTCCAATTGGTCAAATCTTTTTGGCGAAGAAAACCCCTCAGCTAATGCAACAGTGCAATTGAAAAATGTTGTAACAGGTCAAGCGTTAGAGAGCTTGAAATCAATCTTTGGCGGTATGCCGACCGAAGGTGAGCGCAAGATTTTGCTTGAAATGCAGGCAAGCACCGAAAAAACGCCTCAGCAGAGAGCTGACATTTTGCGTCGCGCCCGCCAAATGGCTGAACGGCGCGTTAATTCGGCACAAGCAAAAATGCAGGGTATTGCAACTGGCAGCATTTACACAGACGCGGGAATGGACGCAGCGCCACAGAATATTAACACCTATTCTGAAGGCCAAATTGCAGAAAACCCGCAAACTGGTGAGCGTCTTGTTTACCGTAACGGACAGTGGGTGCCAGAATGAGCAAAGCGCAGCAATACGCTCGGCAGCTTATGACACTTGGCAGACAAGCCAAGCAGGGTGCTAGCTTGGGCTTTGCTGATGAATTGCAGGATTTAATTGGCTCGGCAGCAGCTAAGGCATTGCTAGAGGGCGCAGCACTAACTGGCCGGATTGATGCGGCTCCGACCTACAGCGAAATCCTACGCGGTGCGCGTGAGCAGTCGCAGGGGGAAATAGCGCAGGATTGGAAAGAAGCACCGGTTACTTCCTTTGCCGGTAACGTGGCAGGCTTTATTCCGTTTGCGCTTGGTCAAGCAGGGTTACGGGCAACGCTAGGGGCAGCAAAAGCTCCGGCAATGGCGACAAAGGCGGCAAATGCACTCGCAAGACTTAACACCGGATTACAGGGATGGGCTGCAACTGGCGGCAGGTTGGCAAGGGCGGGCCGTGGCGTTGCAATTGGCGCAGGGTATGGGACTGCTAGTGGTATCGGTGCGGCTGGCGATACGCTCGAAAACAGGACGCAAGGTGCATTGTTGGGAGCTGGAATTGGGGCCGCTACTGGTGGCCTTGGCGGTGCCGTATCTCGCGCTGCTCCTACTCGGCAAAATGTAGCACCGCAGGCAGCAGAGCAAGCGGCTAAAAACCCAGCAGAGCGTGAGTTTTTGCGGCAATTGCTGATGCGGCCCGACCTGACCGATATGCAAAAGCGGGCCATTTCTATGCAGCAGCTATCCAAGCAGACTGGCATTGAGTTGACTTTGCCGGAGATGTTGGCGCAGACGGATGTTGACCCATTGTTGGCGCAGCAAGCTATTCTAGCCAAATCACCGGAAACAGCAGGGGCGGCGCAGTCAATATTGCAACGGCGTATGGGCGACCCGTTGGCTGGTCAGCCGGGGCAAATTAACACGGCCTTGAGGGGCGCAGCTAACCAGCTTGCACCGGGCAGTTATGATGATTTGGCGCAGCAGCTTATGCGGCAGGGCAAGACAGCGGCGGGCGACATTACTAAAAAACTACAAGAGCAAGCAGGACCGCTTTACCGTGAGGCTATGCAAGCCAATAAATCAATGGCCTCGCCTGAGCTTGATAAAATCCTTGAGACCCCAGCGGGGCGGCAGGCATTGGCGCAGGCTAGGACTATTTTGCAAAATGAGGGAACACGCCTTGGTATTCCTGATAAAGAGCTTGGCGAGCTTGCCCGCGAGCTTGGCATTCGCAGCAAAGGCGGCGTTGCAGCTGGCCTAAAGCTGCAAACCTATGACCTAATCAAGCGCGGTCTTGACGATATGATTAGCAACGAAATCAGCCGTTCGTCGCCGGGTACTACTAGCGCCACGGCTCGAAGCCTTCAATCACTGCGAAGCCGTTTGGTTGGTGAGCTTGACCGCTTAGACGTTACTGGAATAACTGGGCCTAATAGCACCCGTCCCGATGGTGGCGCTTATGCTCGCGCCAGAGCCGTTTACAGCAGCCAGCCGGAAGTCTCAGGCAATCGTGAGCTTATGGGCGAGCTGGCAAACATTGACCAGCTAGACCCGCAGCGCGTTGTCCCACAGCTTTACTCAGGCACACCCGGAACAGCCCAGCGCACCGCACAGGCATTAGGGCCAGAGGGAAGCCGTGCCGCTGCCGCTGCCAAGTTACAGGACATTCTAGGGAGCCTAAAATCCGGCAGCTTGCCTCCTCGCCTTGATGCTGACACTATGGCAATGCTAAAAACGTATGCTGGCCCCGATGCTGATAAAATCACCAACTTGCTGCAAGTAGTCGAAAAGGCCCGAGCTGGTGAGCGTTTCTTGCGCGGTTCGCAAACACAGACCAACCAAGCTATGCAACAAGCAATGGACGCTGCTTCAGGTGTGGCCGAAGATATTGCTACTGGTAACAAGGCCGGACTTATTCGCAGGGGTGTTGGCGCTGTAACTGACGCTATAACCGGAAACAGGAAAGAGCAGTATAACCTTGACTTGCTTAACCTGTTTACCACTCCGCGAGGGATGGAAGCACTAAATGATGCTGTAAGATTGCAGCAGCTCGGCTTGCAACGTGTTATTCCGCAAGCTATCGCACCGCGCGCAACAGTAACATCGTCTAGCCAGCTTGCCGCACCGCGAGACTATGCGCCGTCAATGCCTACTGCTCTTGCCACAATTCCGGCCAGCCAAGCAGCTGTGTCGTCTCAGCTTCCATCTGGCTTTGTAATTCGTGAAAGACAGCAATTGCCACAGGGTTTTGTTGTAAAAGGGAGTAACTAATAATGGCTTTTAACGGCTCCGGCGTATTTAACCGCCTTTATAACTGGGTCAATGACGCTGCCGCTGGCATTAAAATCCGCGCTGACCGCATAGATGCGGAGATGAACGGCTTTGCCACTGGCCTATCAAATTGCGTTACCAAAGACGGGCAAACAACCGTAACCGCCAATCTGCCAATGGCCAGTTTTCGCCATACAGGCGTAGGCAACGCAACAGCTCGCAACCATTACTTGTCCTTTGCTCAGGCTCAAGACGGCGCTCCTAGCTATATCGCAACTGTTGGCGGTACAGCTAACGCTATTACGCTGTCAAACGCTATTCCCATGACGGCTTATGTTGCTGGCCAGTCTTTCACTTTTGTTGCCACAGCGGCTAACACTGGCGCGGTGACTGTTAACATTGATGGTCTAGGCGCTCGCAACCTTCGCAAGCGCAATAACGCCGCGTTAATCAGCGACGATATTCTAATTGGTCAGCCTTGCACCATTTTTTACGACGGCACACAGTTTTATCTCACAAGCGCCAATCGGAGCATGGTTGCTGCAGATTTAGCCACTAACTCGGTAACAACTACCAAAATTGCTGATGATAACGTGACCACAGCTAAAATCCCTAACGACGCTGTGACCTACGCTAAGATACAGAATGTTAGCGCATCGGATAGGCTTCTTGGTCGGTCAACGGCTGGCGCTGGCGATATTGAGGAAATTACTTGCACCGCAGCAGGCCGAGCAATTCTTGATGACGCAGACGCAGCAGCGCAGCGCACAACGCTAGGTTTGACTGGTGCAGCATCAGCTACCTACGTTGCATCAACTACGTTTACCCCTACCGCGGCAGGCTCTAGCACCGCAGGCGTTGGCACCTACACCACGCAAACAGGCCGCTATCAGCGCATAGGCAACAAGATTGACTTTCAGGTTGAGCTGACTTGGACGGCACACACCGGTACAGGATTTTTATTTGTTTCTGGCTTGCCTGTAAATTCGGCAGCTAACTCACCTGTCAGCATCCTCGGCCTAAACATTGCTGGCATCTCTAACCAAGTGCTCAAGGCAATGGTGGTAAGCGGCACAACCAATATCGGCATTTATCTTGAAGGCGTGAACGGCTCTGCATCCTTAACCGCAGTTGGCATGGATGCGGCGGCGACAGTGTATCTTCAAGGTTCTTACTTTGTTTAACGGGGGAAAAAATGGAAGCTCAAAATCTTAATAGTTCAACTCGTCGCGTAGCCGTAACGGGCACTAGCAAAAACTTTGCTCTTGCGTTGCCAACAACGGGCGGAGAAAGCGCAATTTTGCAAAGCTTTGGGAGCGGCGTTGCCTTTGTAACCGCTGGCCAAGGCTCGGCTGTTACGGCTGTTTTTCCAGTGGCGGACGGCGCGGCTGTAACGGGTAAGCGCGTTCCCGTTGGCGCAATTGTGTCGTATTCGCTCCCAGTTGGCACCACGCATCTGTCATACATTTCAAACGGCACTGACGTTGATTTAGACATTTCGGTGGATACAGGTAACTAATGACATATAACTACAGGTCAGTTAACGACAGATACCCAGCCGTACCCTCGGTACAGGTTGCGTCTGTCGCTGCCCTGCGCGCCCTTCCTTCGCCTAATTTTGACGCGGATAGTCAAATTTGGGCTAGAAATACGCAGGGCGCTGATTATTGGTGGAACCCGACAAGCACAGCGGCAGATAACGGCGGTAATGTGGTTAGGCCGTCAAGTAATCCAGCTACGGGGCGCTGGATAAGGCTTGACATACTTGGCAACTTTGTGCGGCCAGAGGATTTCGGCGCTATTGGCAATGGAGTTACGAACGATGGCCCTGCTTTCCAATTGGCCATTAACACTGGCAAGCCATTATCTCTTGACGGCTCTAAAACATACCGCATTGCCAGCGCAGTACAGTTTCTAAACAGAAACGCTATTGTTTTTGGTAACGGCGCTAAGGTTGTCCAAGGGGCAAACTTCCATTGTTTTGAGGTTAAGCAAGACTTTACCAATGTCACATCGGTATCCGCACTTGCCCATGCTAACTATACATTCCCAAACGGCAGCACTAATACCCTAAGCAGTAACGTGACCATAGCAAGCACGGCTAATTTTGCTATTAACGATATCTGCAAGATTGTATCAGACGATTTGCTTTCAGGCCCAGAGCCAGCCGATAACGAGCGCAGCGGCCAGTTTGTTAAGGTTGGCGACAAAACAGGAACAGTGCTTTATTTTTATGACCTCATGCGCGCTCCTCGTGGTGATGTTTGGTCAACCAATATTCGCGTGGCGAAAATGTCCAAGCAATATGTGGTTCATTTTGAAAACATTGTTTTTGATGTTGCCGATGGTTTTGGCTTTTGGAATAATGCTCAACTCAAGATTACAGGCGCGTATAAGCCGACACTATTAAATCTTCGTTCGCTTAATTCCAGCTCAACATTTATTAACCTAACCTCATGCCTGCAAACGACAAGCTGGGGTATACGCCATGAGAATGGACGCACAAGTATAGCTAATACTTGCTTTGGGTACTCAATTGTTGAGTATTGCTGTGAAAGCAGCACCCACTACGGCTTACACGCCTCTCAGGTGCGCCATGCTTACACCACTGGAACATTGAGCAGCAATAGCAATGACAGCCGGATTGAGAATTATGGCCGGACAGCTTTTACTCAGGTCATTGGCGGCACGGCTATCAACTGCCAGCATAACCCTTGGGATACCCACGCGGATGCTTTCCGCATCGACTTTATCGGCTGCGTTGGACGCAATCCGTTTAGTGGGCCAGACGGCAGCGCTACTAACTTTGCCTTTCGTGGCATTGGTTGCCGCGCTATTAACTGTGAGAGCTATGGCGGGCTAGGCTATCGCGTTCTTATGGATTATGGTGATGCGAACAACTCAGGCGACCATGAATTTATTGACTGTTACCACGAGTTTTCCAGCCTTGCCGCAACTGTGCGTAATGCCTTTAGCATTGGCGGCACTACCCGTAGCAGCGTTGATTACCTCGTGACAGGTGTTCGCATAGTTAATCCGCGTGTAAGACAGCCAGCTGGACAAGGTGCCATAATTGCGCTGGATAGGACGGAATACTGCTATATCGACGGAGGTCATGTTCAGTTCAACACCACCACAGGCGCAGGCCGTGTGTTTGACCTAACCAAGAGTTCAAACATATTTGTTGACGGCATCGCCTGCGATATGCGTAGTTCGACGGGTACGAATTACCGCATTATTAGGCTTGCTGACACGGCATCGTCGATTGATGTAAATAACATGAAGGTACTGCGGGGCAGTTCATCATGGGAGGCCGTGGTTGACTTTAACAGCCTAGACGGCACGTGCCGCGTGTATAACCTAAAAGCAGACAGCCTGTTTAGCTCGGCAAGCGGCAAGGCTAACGCAGGCGCTGGCTCAACATTCCTGTGTTCGCTCCATGAAGCCAACGGCAGCCTCTATGGCAGCGCAAACTATAATCCGAACAATCTGGCCGATGGCGCTGGTGAGACAACGACAGTGACAGTGACAGGCGCGGCTCTTGGCGACTATGTTGACAGCATTAGCTTTAGCCTAGACCTTCAAGGCATTTTGCTGACAGCATGGGTCAGCTCGGCCAATACAGTGTCCGTTCGCTTTCAGAATGAAACAGGCGGAGCGATTGACTTGGCGAGTGGGACATTACGGGCGGTAGTAACTAAACGACAACTTCAATAGGGGGGCATCATGTTAAAAGCAACATCTCAGGTAGGTCAGGCACTACTTCCGGTTTTACTCGCAAGCTCGGGCGTGGCGGCGACGCGCACAAGCGTTAACGGCGCTGGCGATACAACCTTTCAGGCGCTAGCAACTATTACCATTCCAGCCAATGCAATGGGTCTAAATGGCTTGCTAGAAATTGATTGCGCTTGGAGCTATACCAATTCAGCTACAGCTAAAAATCTGCGTATTCGGTTCGGTGGCACCGATTACCACACGCAATCGCCTACGACTAGCGTCTCATATCGCCAGCTTGTCGCTCTCCAAAACCGCAACAACGCCAGCTCTCAGGTAGGCTCTAACTCATCAGGCATTGCTAACCCTTATAACGTAAGCACTAACGCAATTGTGACTAGCGCAGTTGACACAACCGCTGACGTGACTGTCCAGATTGGCGGCGATTTTGGCGCACCTGTTGCAGCTAACACTATCACGCTTGAGCGATATTCTGTCCGATTGACACGGGTGAGCTAATGGACTTATCACCGCTCATCTCTAAGCTAGCATCCGAGGCAGGGCTTGCAATCACAATCCTTTGCCTTGGGTGCGCTTTCCTGATTGCCGCGCTCAAGACTATCTACAACCGCATGAACGTGGTGCAAGACAAGTTTATTGAGCAATCGACCGCTTTGCAGATTGCCCTCAATAACAACACCAACGTCATTGACCGCTTGCGCGAAAAGATTGAGGGCTAAATGTTCAGCGGAACAACTCACAAGATGGATTGCTTGACGCGAGATGTAAAAGAAAGCTTAGCCAAACTTGAGCGGTCTGTGAAGTCGATAAAAATCAGTAAACCACTAAAGATAGTGACTGCCCAAAAAACAAGCACATGATATAGTTGGCTGAACAACAATAAGGGGCCGATTTGATAGATGACCCTAAGTTAATCTTCTTTGACATTGAGTGCACTGACCTTCGTGCAGATAGTGGCGTAATAACCACCTTTGCATGGCGTGAAGGGGTTGACGGCAAAACCAAGTATATCAGCATCCATAAAAGCCCGACATTTAAGAAATGCCCGTGGGATGATAAATGGCTGTGCTCCCAGATATACGATATTATGAAAGACGCGGATTACCTAGTCGGCCACTATATTAAGCGATTTGACGTGAAGTTTATCAACACGCGGCTGCTCATTAACAACATCAAGGGCAAGCAATATCTGCCCGATATTCCGGTGATTGATACTTGTTTGCTGGCTCGCTCACGGCTCAAGCTTAGGTCTAACGGCATGGCTAACGTGGCGCAAGTGCTCAAGCTGCAAGACAAAATCCACATGGGCGTGCAGAGCTTTATGTTGATGCGGGCTTTTGACAAGAAGACCTTGAAAGATTGGGCCAAGCGGTGCGTTGGCGACGTGGATACCACTGTGCAAATGTTCGAGATATTGCGGCCATTTATCAAAAATCTCAATTTCAATTTAACCCGTATGGGCAAAGATGACGGCCATGTATGCCGGAATTGTGGCAGCTCGCACCTTATGAAAGACGGGAGGCGGGTGACTGTGCAAGGGATTTATCAAAAGTGGAAATGTCTTGACTGTGGCACTTATAGCAAGGGCAAGACAATCAGCCGGACAAGCGAGGGGAGGCCAGCTTGAAGTATGAGCAAGTAACGGATGGCGACTGGTTCATTATTGAATATGGCGTAAGTAACAGGCAGCTACGGCAAGTCTGTTGCCATTGCCTGCTTGTGCATGACTGGCGGTTTCGTCTTAACCCTGACAATACCATATCGGCTATGATAAAGGTTAACAGCAGGGCTACCAAAGCAGCCCGTAAAAGGTATGGTATTGAGAATATCGTGAAAGTGTTAACAGACTGGTGGAGTGCGAGAAATGACAAGGCCGTGGGATAATCTTAGTTTTCCAAAGCGCAAGGCGACGTATCACATCATTGTGCATTGCAGCGCTACCCCAGCCGGACGGCACCACACCGCGGCGGATATTCACCGCTGGCACGTTGAGCGCGGATTTAGGGCTATCGGCTACCATTTCGTTATCCAGCTTGACGGCACTGTTGAGGCTGGGCGGCCACAGGATACAGTCGGGGCGCATTGCGAAAACTACAATTCAACCAGCGTGGGGATCTGCCTCATTGGCGGGGTTGATGCAAACGACCGCAGCAAGGCGGCGGATACTTTTACCCCCGCGCAAAAAGACGCTCTGGCGGGCCTGATTGACAGCCTGATGAAGCAATACCCTCGGGCGGTGCTAAACGGCCACCGCGACCTAGACAAACGCAAGGCGTGTCCTTCAATGGATATAGGCCGCTGGTATCGTGACCGCACACTGAAAGGCAAGGCATGAGCGACACAAACATAATCCTGCTCCGCAACGGGCATAAAATGGAGATAGATACTCGCTCCGAGGTGTTAACTGCCGAGGTTGACCAAGACGGCGACCTAATCGTTAACGCTTGGGCCTACTCAAAAGAGAGCGCAATCGAGATAGCCAAGGCTTTGCTGAAAACAGTGGAGGGAATGACCGATGATGATTTTAAGCCTTTTGAAGTCCATTAGCCTTCGCCAATACGCCATAGCTGGGGTTGCCCTAGCCTTTGGCCTGTTCCTGCTGGCGTTCTACCTACGGGGGCTTGAGGTGCGCGAGTGCAGGGCTACAATAGCCGCTGTAGAAGCCTATACAGAGGCGAAAGCTAAACAGATGGCCGAAGCCGCCAAGCGCCACAAAGACACCCAGAAACGCCAGAAAAAGGCATTAGACCGAGCTTTAAGGGAGATAAACCAAAATGCGCCTAATCCTGCTAGTGATGCTATTGTTAACGCTGCCAGCCTGCTCTGCAATCAAGGTGCAGCCGGATGCGGTGCCAAGTGAGCTTTTGGCCATACCGCCAGAGCCTCCGGTGCCTGACCCGCTAACTGTGACAGACGTACAGTTTGCCGAGTACACTGTTAAATTGTGGTTTGCCTATCGGGAAGCGGCTGATAAGCTGCGCGAACTAGCGGCTATTTATCGCTAAGAACCTTAGCCAGTCCAATCGTCGGCATAAAACAAAAACCACTTTTTAGAGCCGTGCAATCTAGCCCTTTTATAAGCACGATAATGCGCTTTTATGCTGCGCGTTAACTCTTTTATAAAGAAAACGATAGGCCCGTTTTTGGCTATATCTATAAACCAATAATCATAACCTGAATTTGAAAAAAGTTTCCAGTTTCCGGCAATATTCTTTCCATTTAAAATCACCCACTCATAGCCCTCATAATATGAGTTCTTTTTGCCTTCATGGTCTATAAACGACCTTTTTTCTCCGCGCTCAACGCCGTAGTCAATAACTTTTGCCTTACGTGGTAAAAATCTGCATTTGTTAAAAGGATGGCCTACCCAGATTGATTGTCCAACTTTTAATTTTACAGGAAACCTAAAAACAAATTCTTCATTCATGTCTTTTCATCTCCTGTTCAAACAGCTTACGGATAGCTTGAAGTCTATCAGCATCGCGCTTATCCAGCAACGCTAGGTTGTTCAGCTTCATATACTCGGCGAGCTGAGTTGTAAATTCTGCGCTGAATTGCTTGCTCAATTGGGCATCCTCTTTCATCAAACGGCCAGCCATTTTGCCTCAATCTCTGCACTTTGGCAACAACCATGCTACGGGAAAACTTATGCGGAAACAGCCAGTTCATAGCCGCCGCGCAGTCATTGACGCTCAGTCCCATAGTCCAAAGCAGCAAAAGCGTGTGGTTCATCTGAGGTGTCCAAGTTATTCCGTGCATGATTGTCCTTAGATAAATCCCCGTCTTTTCTTCGCACCAGCACGGGGGTCTGGTAGGATCGCCCCATTACGGAGCCGCGAAACTGGTGGGGTGGGCCAGATTGGTTACTGGCTGGGCAGCCCGCTATTTGCTGGCCGAGGTTTACTGCTCTCCGCGTGACACGTTCACGCCGCCACCCCAAAACTATTTCACCACCTCCGTCACTATCACGCGGATTTCTGTATATCTCTCGTAACTAACCCACAACCTGTCGGCAATGACAATCAGAAATAACGATATAATAGCGCCTGCTATTGTTAAAATAGCCCAAGCTGAAACCGCAAGAACAATGTCGCTATCAAGTAATGACTTATCATTTTCTCTCATTTCACCACCTCCGTTGCCGTGAAGCGCACCACGCGGTAGCCGCGATAAAGCCAATGCAGCTTCTCAGTGCAGCAATTCCAAAACGCCCATACCTCTGCTGCGCTTTTATTATTAGACATACTTTTAAGCAGAATTTTACCCTTCGGTGTAACAACACACCACCCCTTCGCGCTCGCTGGCTTTGGTTTCTTGGTCATGGTTTTTCTCCGTACACAACGTATTGGCCTTTATGCAGCCCAGCGCCAGAGCAATTCTCGCGCTCGGTATTGTTAACCGCGTGAAAATTGCACAGATACATAAACCCGTTCTCTAGGTCATACGGGTATATCCGCGCCTTGCCGTCAATGACCTCAATGCCAGCTTTGAACAGCACTGAGTTGCCAGCTAGGCAATAGTAAGCAGCCTTTAATCTTCTAAACAGTTCTTTCATCATTTCACATGCTCCTTCGCTGGTTTCTTGGTCATGGCTCAACCTCCACAGGGCCGAGGTATTCAAGCTCAAGGCAAGGTAAATCTTTCTCTCCCATTTTATTTGACACTGGTATTAGACCTCTCTTTACAATGCTAATACTTTCTTGCATCCAAGCGTTAAAACCAGCCAAAGCCTTTTCTCTTGTATCGTGAATCTTGCTTCCATAGTATATTTTACCTGTACCCATGCGCCGATACATATTGCGCCATTTCTTAGCCTTTTTAGGCTCTGCTGGTGTAGCAAGTTCGGCTGTGTCGCAGTCAATCTTGCGGTCTATTTTGCTCATCACACATCCCCCCTTGTATCGTTTGGCTAGTGCCATTATCTTTTCTTTAGTCTGATATAAATATGACGCTCCGGCTTCTTCTAGTATTTTATCAGCTTCAAGCTCAATCTCCACCTCAGTCATGCCAGTTTTGGGTATGTCGTTGCTCATTTCACTCTCCCGCAGAGTTTGCATTTTACAGGCCAAGGCCAGTCTAAAACAATATGCCAGTAATCATTATGCCACCCGAGCCAGCAGAGAAGTCGGCGCATTATTATGTCCTCTCAAAAAACCCATACCAGAACATTGACATAAAGCTTGCATTGAGTGGGTGCAAAACCATAGTCAGGCTAGTTGTGCAGAGTAGTTCTTTTATCATTTAACCATCACAATATCTTTAGTGTAGCTGGAAACATCATTCGCCCATTTAACAAACTGCTCGACTGTCAAACAGCCCTTAGCTCTGTTGCAAATCATGCAGCAATCAACCAAGTTTGCACCCTTATTTCCGCCATGCGCTTTAGGCACCTTGTGGTCTTTAGTCATCTCGCGGTCAATGCTGCCGCAGTAATAACAGACTCTGATTTTCACTTCACCCTCACAATATGGAAGCCTTGGGCGCGGAGTGTTTCGATAACAGCCTCGGCCCACATACGGCTAAATGAACTGTCGGGCTTAAGGTTAGGGTAGCCAGATTTAGCCAAAGCCTCCACGGCCTCGGCATCGGTGGGCTTACAGTCGATAAGCTCATGGTCTTTGCTAGTGCCTTGCGTGACTTCGCCGCGAACCATAATCGGTCGCCAATCGCCGTTAAGCCTTGCAGCTTGCAAGCAGATATGAGAAATCATCTGGTCAATGTCCGGCCAATGGTTGCGCGTCGTGGCTTGGCGCAGTCGTGTCACAGCTTCTTTTAGGTGCTCAGGCATGGCATCGGTGGGCTTTTGTTGGGTCATTTCCGCTTTCTCCTATCTGTGCAATAGTACCCCATTGAGGTAGTTCCAGTGCAGCCATCTTTAAGTGCGTAGTATTGGGCCATCGTGTAGCGTGTGCCGCAGTTGTGACAGCGTACCATCCTCAAACTCCCTTCTTCCCCGTGCCGTTGCAGTCGGGGCATCTTTGTAATAACGCTAAATTGGCCATCCCGCTTCCTGCGCAGTCTGAACAAGCCAAATAGTCTCTGTGGTCAGATGAGGCTATGCCAAAATTATGTCCTCGACCTTCACACTCTTGGCAAATTGGCGACACAGCCGCACCCTCTGCATCCTTACGGGTAGCAGCACCGTCGGCTTGGTTTTGCTCCAAGTCCGGCGAGTGTTTAAAATGCGCGGCTGTGTCTGGCGAGGGTGGTTTTGCTGCGTATTGCTCAACTAGCTCAATTATCTTCTCGGCTCCGTCACGAACCGCAAACAAATCCTCAGTCGCTGGCAGACCTGAGCCACGGTAATATCCACGGATAAAATGGGCTATGTTTTGTGCTTTTAGCTTTAGTGTGTCGTCCGTCATCCCTTCACCCCTTCCTGCGCTGGCGCGAGGGCGGCTTTAATGCGTTGGCACAAGTCAGCATCATTTTCAGCGCCATCAAGGCTTCCGTATGCTTCACCAAGCAGGCCGCTCAACACCTTCACCCGCTGCTCTAGCTGGGCGATGTAGGTGCGGAGAACAGTAGCACTACATTTGCTCTCGGGGTGGCTGTCCAAAAGTTTTAGCTCAAACTCAGCACTATCTCTCGTCACTTCACTCATGGCTTGGCTCCTTTTTTCATTCGCTTAATAACCCCGCGCAATGCGTTGTTGCTACGCTGTAGTCTAGCGCAAGCATCAATTTCCTCATTAAGTCTGCGCTTATAAAAATCTCGGTCTGCCTGTAGTTGAACATAATTGCTCGCCATCTTTTCAGTGGCGTCAGCAATGCGCTGTAGGCAACACAATTGGATATGCTAGCTAGTATTGGTGCTGTTCCAATCACTACGTGATGCCTGCCTCATTGTATCACTCATGTCCTGTCTCCTTCGCGGGTGGTGTTAACTGTGCAATTGCTTCTTGGGCCGTGCTGGCAAATCCTTGCGCCCAATGGTTTTTTGCATTGTGAAACTGGCGTATTTCCGCTGTCCAGCTATCGCCATGAAAGTAAAGATGACGAGGTGTTCCGTCAGTAGTGGCTTGGAAAAAGTCAACAACACTCTGCCACTTCCGCAGCTCGGCCAGCTCGTCTTGTAAGTCGGCCTTATCGCCTGACAATTGCGCTATCACTCTCTCGCACAACATACGTTCGCTACGCAGCTCGGCCAGCTCGGCCTCTGCTTTCATGTGCTTTGCCCACTTGTTGCGCCACTCAGAGATTTCCAAACGCGCTAAGGCCAGCTCGGCAAGGGCGGTTTCAACCATGCCAAGGTTTGCATAAAGTCCAGCCGTTACGCCAATGCAAGGCTTGCCGTTATCATCAACGTCAATCATATCGCCAGCATCTTCGCGTATCTGCTCCATAGCCTCCCGCAACCGCTCGTCCGTCAGTGGTTCGGTCATTTCTTCCTCGCTTCCATCATCGCGTCGGCATAATATAAGGCCAGCTCGCAAATGGTTGTTGTGGCGTTTGTTCTATTTGCAGCAATTACACCTGATAAAGCTGCCATTATGTACTTATCGCGCAGGGTTTCAGTCTCAGGTAACGCCGCCGCTGCGGCTTCTAATTCTCCGGTCATCACACACTCCCCAAAACGTGCGCCACATACAGAACAACAGTCAGCACCATAATCACCGCATACGCCAAGAAAAACCAAAATCCAGCGCGGTACTCGGTTAGGTCTTTGTCCATCTATTCCCCCTTGGTTAACGTCACATCACCTTAAACCAGTGCGCGAGAAGTGCAATATGCTATTTACGCAATGCAGCCTTGCGCCTACCGCATAGCATCCGGCCAGCATCGGTTAACGTCCACGACAGGCGGCTATCGTTACGCAATAACCCGTCCTTAACCATTCCGGCCAGCACGTTAAATGCCTGCCGTTTCTTAACTCCTAGCATCTCGGCTATGGTGTCAATGTCGGGGTTGGATTTTAGTACGTTGCAGGCGTTAACATATCGCAATATCTTTTTCATGCGGCTCTCCTAAAATTAAGACTTCCCCATCGGTAAGCGCCACCTCGGTTTTTCGGCCCGAATGGCCTGCCTCTCAGCCGTATCCCCATGCGGTGACAGCGGCTGCAAACAGAGTTGCGGCAACACCCTACGGCCTTGGCTATTTCGTAGCTGGTGCGGCCTAGCCTTGCCATCTGGCGCAGGCGCTCAATCCGCGAAGGTGTCCAGTTAAATTTGCTCATGGTCATGTAACACCATCATTGCTGGCCTGTAGCTTCCGTCTAAAAAATTAATGTTTGCATCAGCCAACGCAGCGTTAATCATAGCGTCGTTAGGCTCTGGACCATCCGGCCCGTCTTTAACGTCAATCTGGCCGTCAATGCTGGCGCGGTATAACTCAAGCAGTTCCAAAATACCCGCTGCTTGGTTGGGCGTTATTTCAATCATTTTAACATTTCCTTAAACTGATGTGGCAAATGTACGTTGTCGGGGTGTCCGTCAAACATTGGTGCAATATCTTTTGGCTTAAAACCTGCAATTCCGCATCCTATTGCCACAACGTCAAATTGCTCACTATGGTTTAATTGAGCGTAAGCCATAAAATGCAACACATGGCTAGAAATCTCATCCAATGGTAGTTTTTGGAATTTGCCGTCCAACGTCGGTATGGCGTAGCTGTTGCCTTGCCGTCCTATGCCTTGGCCCATAATAGCGCCGTGCTGCTCAACCGCGTGCCTGGCACTGCCGCCGTAGTGCAGGCCAGCTATGTTGCTGCCGAATACAAAAATTCTGCTCATGCTTTCACCTTCTGCCCAACAGGGTTGCCTTCAACGTCAACCTCAACAATGGGGCGCTTTACCTCCGGGGCTTTGCATTTTTCGGGATATGTTCCGTTAAAGAACACCAGCATGTCTTTGACACTAACCCAACATTCTAAATAATGTACTGGGTTGCTTATAAATTGATGCGTCATTCTAGGTGTTGGTGAAAAATGCAGCCCATCAGAACATTCTACATTATTAAATTTTGGCGCTTTTGGTTTAGTGCCCGGCGTGTACTTAAATGTAGTGTCACGATTTGAAGCATAATCCTTACCGACTGCCTTGTAAACGCGAGCTAATCCACGTTCTGTTTTTACTCCGTAATAATCGCACCAATCCTTGTTGGTTTTTAGGATAGCGTACGTTTTAGTTCCACCGGAAACTTTTGCCTTTTTATCACGTATAAATGCGTGGCATTTAGCAGAAAGTTTAATGGTGCCGCCAAATGCTTGTACAGACACAAACCCCCACGCCTCAACGCTGCTGCTTCCCCACGCCACAACGCGGCTGCTTCCCCACGCCTCAACGCTGCTGCTTCCCCACGCCACAACGCGGCTGCTTCCACACGCCACAACGCTGCTGCTTCCCCACGCCACAACGCTGCTGCTTCCCCGCGCCACAACGCT